TCCTCAAAAGCCCTGTAATGACAAGTCTTAGGTCATGGATGGAAGATTCGGTGGCTGAGTATTTCAAAGCCACAACCAATCCAAAGCATGATGTCACGCTAAGACTCACGCAAAGCTGGGTCAACTACAGCGAACCGGGGCAGTATCACCACAAACACGCACATCCCAACTCTTTTGTATCAGGCGTGTTCTACATTCAGACCAACCCTAACGACAAGATCTATTTTTATCGGGATGGTTGGCAGCAGATTAAATTGCCCCCGGCAGAGTGGAACGCATGGAACAGCGAGTCTTGGTGGTTTGAAGCCGTTACAGGGCGATTGATTCTTTTCCCATCGAGCCTGACGCACATGGTGCCGACTGTAGAGGGTGAGGATGTACGGGTTAGCTTGAGTTTTAACACCTTCCCGCTAGGTACAGTTGGCGAGGAAATGGATTTAACTGGACTGAAACTGGAGGCTTAGATGGCTCACTACGCGCAGATTGACGCAAACAATGTCGTGACCCAAGTGGTCGTTATTGATAACAAAGATACTGCTGACGCATCGGGTGTGGAGAAAGAACACATCGGCGCGGCTTTCTGTGAACGTCTCTTCGGCGGCACCTGGAAGCAAACGTCCTACAACGGCAAGATCAGAAAAAATTATGCCGGGATTGGTTACACCTACAGATCAGATATTGATGCTTTCGTAGCACCAAAACCTTTTGCGTCATGGATTCTGAACGCTGATGCTCAGTGGGAAGCACCTGTTGCGATGCCAACCGACGGGCAGATGTACTCATGGGATGAAGCGACCACTTCGTGGAAAGTCAATGAACCCGCTCAAGCTTGATCTCACACTTGATGAAGTCAACACGGTATTAGATGCGCTAGGGAATCTGCCCTATAAGCAAATAGCACCGTTGTTTGAGAAGATCAAATCCCAGGCTGTAGCGCAGTTACAGCCAGAGGAACCCAAGGCTGATCCGCAGCATGGACGATAAAACCCACGAACTAGCGGTTCTCAAAGCGCAAGCTAAGATCAAGCTAGAGGAACTAAAGGCCCAAGACTCTGCCAAGGAAGTTGCTGGTAAAGCGATTGGCGAGGACGGGCTTCTTTACATCTTCCTCATCGTACTCGTGGGTGTCGGCGCATCTCTGTTCTTAGAGGGCGAGAAGATCGCTGCGGTCATGGGGCTTCTAGGCGCTTCGCTTACCGCCTTGATTCAAATGCTCAACGGTATTGCTGGTACAGCACCGAAGCAAGAAAAGCCAGAGTTTGAAGTTATCAAGGATCTTATCCATCGTCTTGACAAACTAGACCGCGCCGAGCAGCCCATGCAAGTGGATGTAGAAGGCACCAAGGTAACAGTTAAGAAGGGCCAAGATGTTGTAACCGCTAAGGGGTAGTCATGCTTTCACTGTTATCAACGCTTGGCGGTTTGCTGATCTCAGGCCTCCCGAAACTCCTTGATTATTTCCAGAATAAAGCTGATCAAGCCCATGAGCTTGAGTTAGCAAGGATGCAATCGGAGCGCGAACTGGCCTTAGCCAAGGAAGGTTTTATAGCCCAACAGCGGGTGGAAGAGATCCGCACTGATCAGATTGCCATGCAGACTGATGCTCAAATGACAGTCGCTGCGCTAGATCATGACAAGATGGTGATGGAGAAAAGTTCTCGGTGGGTTGTTAATTACATCGGCACCGTAAGACCTAACGTTACTTATTTGCTAATCCTTGAACTGATTGCTGTTAATGCGGTACTTGCTTATTACGTTTGGCATCACCCGCATCTTGTGCAATCTATGGAGGATTTAATCAAGGTTGCTGAGATTATCTTTAGTGATGATGAGATGGCGATGCTTGGCGGCATCATAGGGTTTTGGTTTGGTTCTAGAAGCTGGAACAAAAAGTGAAGACAGGGCAAGCCGGTATTGAGTTGATGCACCAGTTTGAGGGACGCAAGCTCAGGCCTTATCTTTGCCCTGCTCACCTGTGGACCATAGGATACGGCCATGTGCTGTACCAAGATCAGATCAAATTACCGGTAGTGAGGAAAGATGGTTATACCGGCATTATTCGCAAGGAGTACCCGCTCGCAGCCAAAGATAATCGTGCTTGGACGCAGGAGGAGGTTGATCGCCTTTTTGAGGATGATCTCGTCAGTTTTGAACGCGGTGTTCTGCGAATGTCTCCTAATCTTGCTGGCAGTCAGTCACGCTTTGACGCTGTGGTCTGTTTTGCGTTCAACTGCGGAGTCGGTAATTACCAGCGGTCTACGATAAGGATGAAGAACAACCGTGGCGACTATGAAGGTGCGGCAGAAGCGTTTATGATGTGGACTAAGGGCGGAGGCAAAGAATTACCAGGATTGGTGCGTCGCCGCAAAGCTGAAAAAGCACTGTACCTACGGGGTGCGTAATGCCACTCAAAAAGATTCTTCTAAAGCCTGGGGTCAACAAAGAGAACACTCGTTATACAAATGAGAACGGATGGTATGTTAGCGACAAGGTCCGTTTTCGTCAAGGCACACCTGAAAAGATCGGTGGATGGCGCAAGATTTCTCAGGCAGTTTTTCTTGGTATTTGCCGATCCTTATGGAATTGGGTAACGCTTGGTAACGCCAATCTTTTAGGTGTTGGAACCAACCTCAAGTATTACATCGAGCAGGGCGGTGCGTATTCAGACATCACCCCTATCAGACTTACCCAATCAGTTACTTTTGCAGCGGTTACGGTATCTCCTTTTTCATCCACCATCACGGTTACATCTGCTAATCACGGCGCTATTGTTGGGGACTTCGTAACCTTTTCCGGTGCGGTAAGCCTTGGTGGAAACATCACAGCAGCCGTGCTAAATCAGCAGTATCAAATTGCAACAGTACCTACTGTTAACACCTTCACAATTACTGCCAAAGATCCCGGTACAGGTGCTCCGGTTACATCAAACGCTTCTGATGTAGGTAGTGGTGGGGGTAGTGCAGTCGGTGCGTTTCAAGTTAATGTTGGTCCTGGCGTTGCTCAAGTACCTCTTGTAGGATGGGGCGCAGGTGCTTGGGGTAGTGGGTCGTGGGGTGTTACGCCTCAAGTTACTGATCCACTGCGGGTATGGAACGCTAACAACTGGGGCGAGGATCTTGTCTTTGGCCCAAGAACAGCAGGCATTTACTACTGGGACGCTACCAACGGCTTATCCACAAGAGGTGTTGCACTCAATAGCCTCGGTGGGACAGTAACACTTACAATCGCTGCGCCATGTGTGATTACGCTATCCAATGTACTTGCAGAAGGTACAGCAATCAAACTTGCAACAACAGGTGCGCTACCCACGGGGTTAACGGCTGGCACGACGTACTACTTAATTAATGTTGATGGGGTTACAGCAAACCTTGCTGCTACGATAACAGGTTCAGCAATCACCACAACAGGCTCGCAGTCCGGGGTCCAATCTATAAGCACGTTAGTTGATGTACCTCTTGTGCAATACAACTTATTAGTGTCCGATGCTTCACGCTTTTTACTTTTGTTTGGTACTAATGATTATGGAAGTGTAACGACTGACCCCATGCTAATCCGTTGGAGTAATCAAGAATCGTTAGTGGATTGGGTGCCTTCAGCAGTTAACCAAGCAGGTAGTCTGCGTTTATCTCACGGTTCACAGATTATTGCAGTGCAACAAACTCGCCAAGAAGTTTTGGTGTGGACTGATTCTGCGCTCTTTTCTTTGCAGTACCTCGGTCCTCCGCTGGTATGGGGGTCTCAGATTCTTGCAGACAATACTTCAATCGTTGGTCCTAACGCCACAGCAATAGCTTCCAGCAAAACGTACTGGATGGGTGTGGATAAGTTTTATGTGTACGATGGAGTTGTAAAAACCTTGCGTTGTGATTTGCGTAGGTACATCTTTAACGACATTAACAAATATCAAAACTTCCAGATCTTTGCTGGCACCAATGAAGGTTTCAATGAGGTTTGGTGGTTCTATTGCTCGGAGGATTCAACAACCATTAATCGGTATGTTGTGTACAACAACGCTGAAGATATTTGGTACTACGGTACGATGGCTAGGACTGCATGGAGTGATTCAGGTATTCGTGCGTATCCTCAAGCCGCTACCTATAACTACAACATCGTGGACCACGAGTACGGTGTTGATGACGACGAAACAAGCACTACGCTGCCTATTGAAGCTTATATTGAATCTGCTGAATTTGATATTGAAGATGGACAAAACTTTGGGTTTGTATGGCGCATGGTGCCTGACTTAACATTTGACGGGTCTACGGCTGCAACACCCCAAGTCACGATGACGATGTATGGCATGAACGGTTCAGGGTCTGGGTTTAACACTGAGGCAGCAAAAGCAGTTGCGCGTACTTCCACCGTTACAATTGAGCAGTTCACCAATATTATTTATACCCGCATCCGTGGTCGCCAGATGATTATGAAGATTGGGTCTAATGGGATTGGGACGACTTGGCAGCTTGGTGCACCACGAATTGATATTAGACCGGATGGTAGACGATGACGCTTGTTGTTACAACAGATTATCAATTTACAAGGTTCGCGCCGCCTAGCCTTCCTATAGCTCCGTCAGATTATTCGTCTGTTTACCAAGACCAATACAGCAACGTCTTGCGTTTGTACTTTAATCGGCTGGATAATTTTTTGGCACAACTTATGGCAACTACTTCAGAACTCCCAATTACCGGGACGGTTACGTTGCCCGGAACTTATTTTGATGCGTTTGGCCGACAGCGTGTAAGCCAACCTTATACGCTTTTTGATAGTCAGAATCGCTACGCTGCGGATAATCAGTTTGATGTAGCAACTACCGGAACAGGTACGACATCGTTTTTATCTGACGAAGCTGCGGTCAAGATGGAAGTTACTGGCGCGGGTGTTGGTTCGGTGGTGCGTCAGTCTTATCGGTCTTTCCCATATCAGCCGGGAAAAGGTCTTTTGGTATTAGCGACGTTCGTGATGGACAGCAGCCAGAGTTTGAACCTCACGCAGCGGGTGGGTTACTTTAATACGAGCAACGGTGTTTTCTTTCAAAGGGTGGACGGCACCTATTCTTTTGTGCTTCGCTCGTCAGTAAGTGGGTCGCCCTCAGATGCTAGGACAGTTAATCAATCCTCATGGAATGGCGATAAATTGGATGGTACAGGCGCTTCGGGGTTAACGCTTGATCCTTCTAAGGCTCAGATTCTGTGGATGGATTTTGAGTGGTTAGGAGTTGGGTCGGTACGTTGTGGGTTCATTATTAACGGTCAGTATATTGTTTGCCACACCTTTAATAATGCCAACGAGATTACCAACGTCTACATGACCACGGCTAT